CAAATGTTTGTTCACAAAATTTTTGGATAAAAACTCACACTAAGGTTATTAGTCCAAAAAGTTCCTGCTGCATTTTTTTCCGCCGAAATAGCACGTGCAGTAATTTTGTCTGCAGTATTAGGACCTGCAGTAATTTTGTCTGCAGTAATGGCTCCTGCCGTTATTTTATCTGCGGTGATAGCTCCAACACTAATTTTATCTGCGGTAATGGCATTAACACCAACTTTACTGCTAGTAATTGCACCATCTACAATATTACCATTAGCAACAATATTACCATTAAGACTTAATACTGAACCGTTGAATGTAACGTTAGTTGTTGGATTACCCAACACAAAAGTACCATTAGAATACAGGTGTGTACCTGATCCAGTCATTGTTGTACCGCTAAGAGCTGGAGCAGAACCAACAATAATCTCACCTGAAGTAAGTGTACCCATGTTAGCTGTAAGAGCCGCAAGGTTTGCTACTGTTATCTTGTCTGCTGTTACGGCACCAGCCGCAATCTTATCTGCAACAATAGCACCAGCTTCAATCTTAACAGATGTAATAGCTTGAGCCGCAATAGCTTGAGCGCCAATAGTAAATGCCGCAATGTTAGCACCAGTAATAGTGTTAGCAAAGATCTTGTCACCAGTAATTGTACCTGCTGCAATCTTTTCTGCAACAACAGCACCAGCAGCAATTTTACCTGCTACAATAGAATTAGCTGCAATAGCGTTAGCTGTTACAGAGTCAGCCGCAAGCTTGTTAGCAACAATAGCTCCAGCCGCAATACTGTTTGTTGTTACTGCGTCTGCTGCAATCTTACCCGCAACAATAGCATTAGCACTAATTTTATCTGAGGTAATAGCATCAGCCGCTATCTTACTAGACACAATAGAGTTAGCCGCAATGTTAGTCGCTGTGACTGCGTCTGCGGCAATCTTACCTGCAACAATTGCTCCTGCTTCAATAGTAGTTGCAGTAACAGCATTAGCCGCTATCTTACCTGCAACAACTGCATTGGCGGCAATCTTATCGGCTACTACTGAGTTAGCCGCTATTTTATCTGCAACAATAGCATTAGCAATAATCTTATCAGATGTTACAGAGTTAGAACCAATCTTGGTTTCTGTAATAGCACCTGTACCAACTTTACTTTCTGTAATAGCTCCAGCTGCAATCTTCAAATCATTAACAGCACCAGTAACAAGCTGTGCAGTATCTACTGTATTGGCATTTAACAAACCACTTAATGGGCTAAGAGCCGCTATGTTTGTTTTAGCCGCGCTAACAGCTCCAGCAGCAATCTTAACTTCAGTTACTGCATTGGCAACTAGGTTAGCCGCATTGACAGTATCTGCCTTAAGATTACCTAAAGTATTGTCAAGAGCCGCAAGATTAGTTTTATTAGCTGTAATAGCACCATCTAAAATCTTTAGATTAGTTACCGCATTAGCTACAATTTGAGCTGTGTTTACAGTGTCAGGGTTAAGAAAGCCAGTAAGAGGACTTAATGCTGCAACATCTGTTTTGGCGGCAGTAACAGCACCGTCCAACAATTTAAGGTTAGTTACTGCATTAGTAGCAATCTGAGCAGCAGACACTGTATTAGGTCTTAAGTCACCAAATGCTTGGTCAAGAGCCGCCACGTTAATCTTTGTAGCTGTTACAGCATTAGCCGCAATCTTAAGCTCAGTGACTGCATTATTCATAATCTCATTAAAAGAGATTGTAGACGGAGGAACAACAACATCTAAGTCAATAGCACTACCATCGTCTTGTTTCCAATGATAGTCTGGAGGAGACGTATTAACAGCAAACTTAATCTTTCTACCACCTAAAATAAGATAGTACAAAAAGTTAATAGTACCAAATGGAAATATAGATTTATACCAAGTGTAGTCTGCTGGGTTAGTTGACTCTACAGATGAACTACTATTAAAAATACCAAAGAAAAGTTTAAGAGTAGGTGTGTTAGAGAATCCTGTACCTACGTTATCATCAGCATACTTAACATGAATATACTGGTAGACATAAGCACCAGGATCTCCAGCAGGAAGATTGGGATTAGACTCAGTACCTCCAGACAACCCATCGATATTTAAACTAAGATCAAATAAATAGGCATCAAGCTCTTTATCACCTGTGATAGGTGGATTAAACATTATTACCTCCTGTCGGCTGGGCGTACATCAAATGAGATCATTGGTAGTCTCCAATAATCTGTTGATGTAATATAGATATTCATTACACGACCATTAACCCTTGGATCTACTTTGTAGCCCTGTGATTTTTGATTATTAGGTAGGAATGTAAATGTATCTTCTGAAGTATATGTTGGTTCATCAATATAATTATTCTGACCACGTACTTTAATACTGATACTTGCTGTTGAAGATACCTTATCAAACAGCGGATATATAGCGTTAATAAGTGAGCTAGTTGTTAAGTCACCTGTATTAATTTTCTTTGATACATAAGAATCATAAGGCGCAAATGTAGTACCATTATACATAAGGTAACCATCATTAGTAATCAAAGTTTGTGTACTAGTAGTCGTAAATAACAACTCTTGTTTAGCATAAACAAATGTACTACTTAAATTTTGTGGAGCATTAAACGCATATGTAACGCTAGCTAGTTGTCTCTTTGTCCATGTATTATTTTTATAATTAAAGATAAGAGTTTCATTACATACAGTAGAAGATCCTTTAGGATAGTTAATCCAGATCTCTTTATAGAATGGATTACGTACTACGTGTACTTTACTAATCTGAGCTTTATTTAAATTATTAAAGAAATACTTTTTAATTCGGAAGTCAGCAATGGATTCAATGTTACCTGAACCATTGTGAATATAAATGTCATTACGATCTACAACAAAGTGATTACCATCAAACTCACATACGCAATCTACACCTAAGATACCATAAGACTTTGAGTATGGAGTTACTTTAGAGACTGTTCCAATAGACAATATATTAATACTGTCTTCAGAGTAAATAAACATATTACCGCGAAGGTCAAGCATATCGAGTACTTGAGAGGTAGAGCTTAATTCAAACTCATCAGCGGTGTCTGTTGTAGTTCCTGGTTGCCATGTCTGCGGGATATTACCTGTAGGTGCCTGAACAGACACACGTACTGTTCCGGGAGCATAAGTAATAATACCGTCTTGTGTTAGTGTTAGGTTAGCCGCAACAAGGGAATAGTTGTATGCCCTGATTACTTTGGCTGTTACAGCTAAACCTGCAACATAGTTCCAGTTAGGTAATGGTTGAAATGTAGATCCTGCTGATGGACTTCCATACAAGCAGTATAACGGTGTTGTTTGTCCGTTGTTAAGAATAATAGCAAAGCCACCATTGAATTGTGTACCTTGCCAATCACTGTTGTCGTATACTACGTCAGCTGAAGCAAACATATTTGATGTATTACCCGCAGCGTCTACCCTGACAATAGCTCCATTCTTAGCAAAGATGTTGTATCCTTGGTCAGGTCTTTTCCAGTGAATACCATAGTTAGGAGCAATAGCTACAGTCCTGTATGCTGCCTCACCAGTAATTGTTTGTACTGCGTTATCGTCAAATCGAACATTGAGTACATCAGAGAAAGCATTAGGTGGGACAATCAAGGGTGATAAGTCTGTGTTGAGACCTCCCTTACCTAGGTCTGTAATTGGTGTTGCCATGTGATATCCTTTTTATTACTAATAGGTACCGATTAAGTTTTATTATATTCTTCTTCGGTCAATAAACCTGTTTTATATTTGTTAGCAGGTCGGAAGATAGTTAGCTTTTGACCACGCATTTCAGGTGCAAAAGAGATGTGAGTCCAACGACCATACTCATGAATCATTTGGTCAAACTTAATACCTGCAGCCTCAATAGCTTTACATACAGCAAGTGGATTACCATATGACGAAGTAAAGTCAATAGCCCAACCGTCCATATGAGACGATACTCTTGAGCCGCCTACTGCTACGTTTACTTCGGGTAGTCTTAACCAAGAATTAACACTAATAGGTTTACCTAATACAGCTCTAATCTGTTGCATACCCTCAGCTGCTTTCTTCATGTTCTCTAGTTGACGTTCATCGGGTTGATTGTTGATACCCATTCGAACAGCTGTGTCTGAGTGTGTAGCTTCTTCAAGTGTAAAGTTTTCACTTAGCTTTGTCATTTCTTAACCCTGTCTGCAATCTTTTCCATTGTACGTCCACCGAAGTAAAAGGACATAACTAGCATACCCCATTGCCCCAGTAGTTCTACATAGGCTCCACGGGTTTCATATTCAAAAATGGAT